GTGCGGCCCGCGCCGATCTGCAAGGTAAGCCCCAGGCCCACGTAGGACAGGGTGTCAACAAAATCGTCGTGCGCGTCGTAGGGGAACTTCAGCATCTGGTCCCGTGCCGCCGGCCACCACGGCGCCCGCTCGGGGAAGCGGACTTTACCCATGCTCATGCGGCCCTGGATCGACTGCGCGCGGGTCTGCTTATCGGCTATTGGCTGCATCTCGATAATGGAGCAGAACGTCTTGGTCTCCAGCATCCGCTTGCGCAGAAAGGGACCGATGCTCTTGGAGATCATGCTGCGTTCCGCCCACCAAAAGACGGGCTTGTGAGCGCGCATCATGCGCAACATGGCCTCGACGGCTTGCTCAGCGGTCATCTGGCGCCAAAGCAGGTCAGCCAAGATCCAGATATTATCGTCCTCATCCACGCCGACGCACATGAGACACGTCTTGTCGCTGTCCTGCTTCATGCTCACCGCATGGTCGCTAGCCGCGTAGACCCTGAGACTGGTCGGCAACTCGGCGGGGCGGTAGGTCTGTATCCACTTCGACGAAAAGAACGTGCCCCCGGCTGGGCTGGGCCTGCCCTGGTAGAGCGCGGAAAAGCCCCGCGCGTCCCGGCGTTGCAAACCCAGGAGGAAGTTGCGCCCGAACCGTCCCGGCCACAGCGGATCGCCCTCGGCGCGCTTCAGCGGGTCCTTGTGCTGATCCACGGCGAGGGCCGGCATATCGATGATGCGCCACTCGGCGGCTTCCTCGGGGTCGTAGTATGAGTTCGTCGGGTCGGTGAGCCGGCCCACCAGATCGTCCTGGTGCCATCTGGTCTGGATCAGCAGGATGCGCCCGGTCTCATCCATCAAACGTGAGGCGATGACCTGCGTGAACCACGTCCAGAGCGTGTCCCGGATCGTCGGGCTATCCGCTTCGTGGCGATCTTTCAAGGGATCGTCGATGATAAGCACGTCGCCGCCGCGCCCGGTGGTGGTGCCCCCACGTCCCACGAAGGCCATGATGCCCCCTTGGCGGGTCTGGAGCCGATCACTGGCGAGGCTGTCCTGCTTCAGGACCACGTCGGGGAACACCTGGGCGAACGCAGGGGTGAGCATCGTGTCCCGGACCGCGCGCCCGATGTCCTGACCGAACTTTTCGTTATATGTTCCGAATATAAGCGACTTCTGCGGGTTACGCCCGACAAACCAAGCGGGAAACTTCTTAGACGCCAACTCGGTCTTGCCATGTCGTGGCGGAAGCGAAATGATAAGGCGTTTAATCGTGCCCTTTTCCAGTTCCTCCAGGCCCACGCACATGATTTTATGGAACCGCTGGGCGTCGTAGCGCGAGAAGTCAGGGTCCTGGGTGTAGCCCGGGACAGGCATCATCAGGCGGGTGAACGCCAGCAGATCGTCGCGCGCGTCCTTCACGGCGATCAGCCGCTTCAACACGAGTTCGTAGCGTTGCTCGTCCGGGTTCACTGGGTATCCGCCGGAACGCCGCTCGGCACGCCGCCGGGCGCCGGGGGTCTGAGGGGTTGACGCGGCGCGGCTCGCCGCGCTTCCGCCGCGCCCTGGATCGTCGCCGCTGCTGGATCACCCGCGAACCGGTTCGGCGGCATCTGTGTCAGCCACGATGGTCCCGGGTTGGTCAGCTTATCCCACTGTTTTTGCGCCTGATCGAACTGCGTCTGATAGTAGGGCCGGTCAGGATGATTTTGGGGCATCGTTTCCAGGGCGGTGCCCCAACTGTTCATTTGCCGCATCAGATCGTTCTGCTGCTGAACATACGCTTCGTGCGCCGGGTAGGTCATCGTGGCGTTGGGACCGGCGCCGGGGTTCACGGGTTCGTTACCAGTATCGGGACCCTCCAGATACGGAAGTTGATCCATCATCGTCCGGGGCGGCACGGTCAGTCCCCTGGCGCCCTGCGCCAGGACATACCCCGCCATCGGGCTCGGCCCCGGCGGCGGCGGCGGCTGTTCGGTCCCCGCCAGCCGGCTGTTCACATAAGCCAGCATGTCCTGTTGATCGGTCATTTTCGCACTCACTTCACCGTCGCCAGCCCGTCCCGGGCGATCTTCCCCATACCCTCGCTGACGTGACGCATGATATCCGCCGAAATACGGTCCAACGTCATACCGTTCGCCGTCAGAACCTCATGCACCCGCGCGTAGTGATCGCGGTCCGGTTTCGGGAACACCACGAAGGGGTAGGCTTCGCTCCACTCAACGATGCGCCGCAAGGCTTCTTCCAGCCGCTCGATACGGTCTTCCTGGGTCACGCTCACGTCGCCGTCCACGGTCGCGGCAGCGCCTGCCCGTTCCATCGCTGACGGTCGTCCCAGTAATCCTTTGGGTCGGGCGGTTGGACCTCCATCTTCGGGTCCGTCCCGAACTGCGGCTGCAAGATCTTACCGATCAGGTTCTGGAGCCAAAACGACGAACGCGGATCGGCGGGCGGCGGGGGCGAAGGCGGGGGCATATCGCTCGGACCCGCGAACAGCGGCACCAGATCGTAGGGGTGCGGCAGCATCTGCGCCGGTTGCGGTCGCGCGGTCGGGTTCGCGGCATCCGCCGCCATCCGGCTTTTCACGTAGGCCAACATGTCCTGCTGATCGGCCATTTTCAGTCCTTGATACCCAGCTTACGGTCCCGGGCCACGTCCCCGGGCGAGCCTTCCGGCGCGGCACCGGGCTGGGCTTCCATGGCCGCGTCCTTCGCCATGGCGCGCTTCATCGCGGCCTTTTTGCGCCCGGCCATCTGGCCCCTGACGTAAGCCTGCATGTTCTGGTTCTCGATACTCGCCATGTCAGGTCAGCGTGAAGTTCGGAGACATAAACGTCCCGTAATCAGTGATCGCGAAGATCGTCACGACAGCGCTCGCCGTCGTGGAACCACCAGGGAACGTCGCGGTCCAGGCGCCGGTTATCATGTTGGCGGGAACCGAGGACTGGGTCTGAAACACACCACCCTTCATAAGACACGCCTGGACGATAACCGGTTTCGGAACACTCACGTCCACCAGCGCGGTGCCCGTCACGGTCAATGGGTTCGCCGCCGGTTGAGCGGCGGGCGTGTTCACGGTGATGGTCGCCGCGTTGCCCGTGGCGATCCACTCCCGCCACGCCTGTTTCAGGTAGCGGAAAACCCCTATCGGATGAGGCGCGGCCTGAAGGGTCATTTATGGTTCTCCCGGCGCCGATGCGACCCGGGGCTGGCCTCGCGCGCGGCGCCGTCCGCCGTGGCCGTCACGGTGTTGGACGGCGGCGCCTCGGTCCCGCCCAGCGCGTTGCCGGCGGTGACGACACAGACAAAGTCCTGGCCGACATCAGCTTCGGTAACGGCGTAGGTCGCCGTGCCGTCGCCCACGTCGGCGCCGGCTCGCTTCCATTGGTACGCGTACGTCGTGGGCTCGCCTTCCCAGTTCCCCATCGTGCATGTCAGTTGGGCACCGTCCTGGGACACATGCGGCACGTCCACGTTGACCGGCGGCGCCGTGGCGGGCGCGCCTTCGCCCGACGTGGGCGGGTTCAAATCCCCGGGCGTGAGTTCGCTGGTGGGCGGATCGCGCGGGTCCGGGGATTTGGCGAACCCGTCCAGGTAATCCTGGACCTGGGGATCGGGGGTTTCCTCCTTGGGGACCGGCGGCGGGGCGTCGGCGTGGCCCATGGGAACCTCATAGGGCGGGTTGTTCACGACCGGCTCGTCCCGTGGCGCCTTCGGTGAAGCAAGCGGGACCGGCGATTTGGTCTCAGACATGATCTGGTCCTTTCATAATGGGGTTACGACAGCCTTTTCACGGTGTTAGCGCCAAAATCGCGTCAGCCATCCGCAGCGCGAGATACATCTTGCCAACCGGGTTCGGGTGCGTGTCGTCATTCAGGATGTAAATATCGCTGTTACCGTCGTTCTTCAGGTTGGAGACGTTCCCCGAACCGGTCATCCAACCCCCGGTCGGATCGCTCATGCACTTAACGTAATACAGGTTGGCGTCGGTGAGGATCAGATCAGCGTAAGCGGAGTCAATGGCGGCGTTCGCGCCGATCCACGCCGGATCAGCCGACCGATTACCGCCAAAGTCACCGAAAGCGACAATGGGGAGGCCCGGATAAATCGCGCGGATCGCCTTGATGTATGATTTCACCGCCTTCATCACGTCAGCGGGAAGGAAACCGCTGTCATTATAGCCGCCCGTGATGAACAACACATCCGGGTTTACATACTGAATATCCATGATGCGCTGCTCGAACGGCAACTGACCGGTGCCGCCCAGATACCCTGTCGTCGGCACGCCAAGGCCGATCATATTCTGAATACCGAGAATATCGCCCAGGAATGGCGTGAAGCCCTCAAAAGTCGTTGGAGCGCCGGTTGTATTGAAGCTGTCACCGACCACGGCCACCTTAAGAGGTATTTTTCCGACTTTACTGACGGTGGCGGTGGGCGCGACGTTCACCGAATAAAAGCCGATATTGAACTCCATGACGATGTGCCGCATGGCCCGGCCACCAACACTGGTGAAATCCAACGTCACATAGCGTATCTCCCCGGCGGCGCCGTAGGCTCCCGTGTTTTTATAGTAAGCCTTCGAAACAAACAGGCCATCGACAATCCAGCGATAATCGGCCTGGGGACTGGAGTCCCACACGCCGAAACTAACAACCGGCGCGTCGGTCACGAACTCCACGCGCCCGATTGTGTCATAGCGCGCACCGCTCACCGTATTGCTTTTGATACAAGCGGCGTAGACCAAAGGCTCAACCACGCCACCCAGGATGCTGAACGCACCGCCTTTGGCCGTATTCCACACATACGCATTGGTCAGCCCGGCGGGGAGTGTCGTGCTTTGACTGATCGTCGGCGGCGCGGTCATAACCGGGAATACCTGCGGGTTATTGTAACGAGCCGCGTATCCCGCCAACAAAACCTGTTGTAGCGCCGGTGAAACCACCGATGTCGTGGCCGGGTGCGTTTCCGCCCACGTGACCACACTGTACGGAGGGTCCCGTGGGTCCACCGATAGCTGAGAAATGACGCTCATGTGAGGCCCCTTACTGCATGGTCATCGTCAACGCACACGCGGGATACCGGGACCGGCGCAGGTCAGCAGGTCATAAACAAACCAAATCAAAACGATCAGGACGAAAGCGATCAACACGATGTTCAGGACCCGCATCACGATGGTCCCGGCGATGCCCAGCCAGTTCAGCACCGTGGGCAGGATCAGCCTGACAATGGCCACGATGGCGCACACCACGATCAGCCAGATCAGGAAGTTCACGAACCAGACAGCGCTAAAGCACATGTTTCAGTCCTCCACCCGCGCGGGCGGCGGGACCGGTGGCGCCGGGAGTTCTTCCCAGGGTGTCTCTGGCGAGAGGACATGCGTCAGGACCAGCCGCCAAACGGTGCCGTCATCGCGCAGCGCGTAAAGCCGGTCGGGCGTGTTATTGGTCCCGGAAGACACGGCGATCTGGATGATGGCGCTCATGGCCGGCGCTCCACCGCCTTGAGCCTTTCGTCAACGCGGCCCAAACCCTCCTTGAGCGTCGCGTCGGTCCCGTCCAGTTGACGGCGGATGTCGTTAACGACCGTCCGGTTCGACTCCATGGTGGCGCGCATGGTGTTCACGTCACTTCGCAACACGTCAACGCGCGTTTCGAGGTGGTGGACGGACGTGAGCCACGCGGTCGCGGCCACGATACCGCCCACGACGGTCCCGGCGAGCGCCACCAGCGCCGCCGCCGCGCCCAGGTTCGTCCTGATCCAACCGGCGACTGTTTCGGGCATGTGATCCCCAACGGCATTGTTATTCTCCCGCTTCGTTGTCGCGCGGAACGAGCGCGAGCGCCGGTTCGCGCGGCTGCGTGCATTGCTGTTGTATCGATGCGATCAACGGTGCCACAATCTCGTAAGGCACAGGGGACTTGGCGATGACGCGCAGCACGGCTTCCCACGTCTGGGCGTCGAGGGTGATACTGATGCGGTCGGTGGGGTTCATGGTTGTCTCCGCCACGCTGGAGTTGCCTGAGCCGGGCGTTGCGTTACCGTCCCCACGAACGGAGGAGATGA